ACAACCCAGTTCTTTTCGTCCAGGTGAGTGGCCTGGAACTCGAGTGCTACGGAGATGGCGTAGCCGTGCAACAGGCTGCAATGGCTGTGAGTGGCGCCATGCTGGCGGAAGCAGCAGGACAGGCCGAGCTCATGGCCGAAGGTCTTGGTGCTGTGGAAGGTTGGCAGTTTGGCTTGTGGTTGAATAGGGTTCATACTTTCTTTTCCCATACCCATGCAATGTTGTCTTGGTTTCTGTAACGGCCTTTGTGACCGTTACAGGTGATGAGCAATGTCGCTTGCCTGGGCGCGATGTTGAGCCGTAGGCGCTTCTGGTTGTACGGCCCGCCCTTGCAGTGCAGTACGCGGCCCATTACTTTGCAATCAGCCGGAAGTCAATGCCGATGCTTTGGCACATGGCCTCCACACAGTCCGGGGCGTAGTTGTCACCGGCTGGTAGCTCCATGAGGCCCTGGGACACGGCGCGCACAACCAAAGGGTCAGGCGTGCAAGCCTCCAGGAAGCCCTGGGCGCGGAGCAGGTTGCTGTGGTTAGGGTCGGTTGGTGGGTACTTGCCGTCGTAGCTGGTGTGGCTGTACGCCAGGGCCTTGAGGCAGTCGTCACCCAGGTCGACAGCCAGTTGCACGGTATCGGCCTTGCTCATGAACATGAGCGGCGCACTGATGGTAATGTAACGCTCGTCCAGGATACGGCGACTGCCTTCGTAGCGAATGAAGCCCAACGACTGGTTGATCGAGGTCTCGATCTTGTTGATGAACTCTTCGGTGCAGTCCGGGTAATTGGCGTTGTCCTGGCCGCACACGCCGGTGACCACAGTGGTGCAGCCGATGGACAGGGCGCGGTTTGCAGCGATGGTGAGGAACAGGCTGTTGCGCATCGGGACGAAGGTCTTCTCGACCTTGTCGCCAACCTCGGCCTCCATCTTACTGAAGCTTTCGTAGCGGTCCAGGTCCACAAACGGGTTGGTCAGCGGCGACATGGACACCAGCAGACCACGAACATTGATAACCTCAAGCTCTACGCCGGCCATGATGGCAATGGTTTGTGCGCTTTGAAGTTCGATGCTGTGCTTCTGACCGTAGTCGAACGCGATGGCAAAGACGTTACCCTTGCCGAAGTCTTGCAGGGCTTGGTACAGGCAGGTAGTGGAGTCCTGACCGCCGGACAGTACAACGAGGGCTTTTTCGCTCATGGGAACCTCAGAAAGGGATGTAAGGTACGTGCTCGGGGCAACCAACCAGGATTACTTCGTCTGGCGGTAGCATTCTGTATTTGCCGCATTCATTGTACACCCGTTCGCTAGACGTTGCAACATCGACTTCGCACCAATGTTCGCAATTTAAGCAGCAGGGCCACAGCCCGCGCTTGACCATTTCCAAGCGCAGTTCGCGGTCTTTTGCCTTTACGTCATTCAATGTCTGCATATTTGTGCATCTGCAGACAGAGGCGGTGGCCGTGCTCCATGCAGCTTCGAACTACGGCCTGCAAATTGGCCTTGTTGATGTTGTCGTCTTTGTGGTCGGCGGGTTGCAGGTAAATCTCACCTTTCCAGTCCTGTGCAGGCCTGGCCAGCTGGCCGCTATTGCTGTGACCCAGCGCCTTGGAAGGCAACCCGTCCAGGCTACCATTGAGCTCTTGCCAGCTGGCAACATACTTGAGGGCCTTAATATGCGGCATCAGCTTGTGGTTAATGCTCCCGGTTTTAGGGCTGCACACCACAGTCAAGTCCTGGTTGCTGTAAGGCAAATCTCGGTACAACGTGCCATTGGTTTCGATCTGCACACTGTAACCGCAGGAAAGAAGGTGCTCCACCAGATTTCGGATAGGCTGCCGCAACGGCTCCCCTCCAGTGATAACCACAAGTGGTTTCGGTGTAGGGGCATCGGCCGCAATAACCCGGCGAACCGTGCTTTCAAAGAACAGAACGCCTACCCGGTAGGCTACTTCTCCAGGGCGCAGCTTTACGCGATCGGTGTATTCGGTGTCACACATTGGGCATTGCAGGTTGCAGCCCGCCAGGCGCACGAAGACGGCGGTACGCCCCGCAAACGGACCTTCGCCCTGGATGGTGTAGAAGATGGAGTTTATATCGAGATATTGAAGGTGTTCTTCAATGTTGGGGAGGAGTTTGACAGGTTTTTCAATCTGCTGCGTGTTGATGAGTTGCATGATGTATTCCATAATTTAGCAAAAGCCCGCAGGATTGCGGGCTTTTGGATGGACCTTGTTACAGCAGACAGCTTAGGCCGGGGTGTTGGCGTTACCAGCGGCAGCGGCCAGTGCAGCAGCCTTGCGAGCCTTTTCTTCGGCTTCAGCCTGCTTCTTGGCCAGCTTTTCAGCTTCTTTCTCGGCCTTCTTGCGCTCGACTTCGGCCTTCTTGGCGTCCTTTTCGGCCTGCTTCTGCGCAGCCTTCTCGGCCTTGGCAGCTTCGGCGGCAGGGTCAGGCAGGCGACCGCTGATACCGAAGAATTTACGCCAGCGGGCGTACTGGGTGCGGATGGTGGCTTCGTTCAGGCCAGCAGCCAGGCCACGGCGCAGTACTTCGCCCATGGTGGCGGGGGCGCTGGTTTCCTGGCTCACGGTGTCGAAGATGGCCCAGGCCTTGCCGCAGGCGGTGTCGGCTTTCGGGCGACGGATGCCGTTGCTTTCAGGCATTTCGGCAGCGGCCTTGGCAGCAGCTTTTTCAGCGGCCTTGGCTTCTTTTTCCAGACGCTTTTCTTCGGCCTTGCGAGCGCGCTCTTCTTCGGCCAGGCGCTTCTTCTCGGCCTTCTCGGCCTCCTTTTGTTCCTTTTCCAGGCGGCGCTCTTCGGCTTTCGCTTCGGCAGCGAGGCGTTTTTCTTCTGCGATTTGTTCCGGGGTTTTCTCGGCCATGGTTGTATCCTCGATCTAAAAGAGTTTGCGTTGAAGTGGTGCCAACTTTACACACGCCGCTTAGGCAATGCAACCCCTCGCAGCGATTATTTTTCCCACGGCTTTTTTATCCCAGCTGCCACCGTACCTTGGGGTGGTGCGGGCCTGGCCCAGGGCTGGGTAATGGGGCTGGTAGCCGCTGGGGCCGGGGTAGGCGCTACGCTGGCCACCTGTGGCTGTACTGGTGCGGGTACGGCCTTTGGTGGCCTGGCGGGCCTGCCAGCGGCTACTATGGCCGCTTCGTTTTGTGCAGGCGCCAGGCTGACAACAGGTCGTCCCCACAGATCGGGCTTGCGCACGGGGCGATAGCCGGTTGGGTCGTAGAGGTAGGTTCCTGCTTCTTCCTCTGTGACCTTTTCGCATTGCATGTTGAGGCGAACCGGTTGCACGTCCGAGCAGGGTACGCGCTGAGCAAGCTCTACCAACAGCCGACACAACGGCTCGCCGAACCTGGGAGCCTTTTCTGCGCCGGTAGTGTTGCAGTACAGCTTCGACTGCTGGTAGGCGGTGAACCCGTTAAAGGCACTGTGGTCATAGATGTCAAACATCCAGATCTCATCCTCAACAGGCTGCTCCAACCACACCAGATTGGTCAGTGCATTTACATCAGGGTGCCCCACTGGCAAAAACCGCAGGGCTTTCATATCGACTGCAACGTACATTAGAAACCGTACTCCTCTTCATCAACTTCCTGCACTTTGGTGTCCGGCAATGCCAACTTGATGTTGCCGTAGTTGGTAGTCACTTCTGCCTTTGGAGGTGCAGTTGGTTGGTCTAGTGTACCGAACCCGGTACCGTCGAAGCAATGGGCCATAACCATAGGGTACTTCTGGTTGGTCCATACCCGCAGGTGGGTTGCTGTTTTGAGTTGGGTAGCCACAGCCAGCAAGTCGGCTGTCTTGTGAATAGCAACCGGCAGACGGTCGCTTACCCACTTGCGCGCCTTGCTGGCGACGTTACCTGGGTGCTCCAGGCAAACAAATTCGTTAAAGATGCGTCGACCGCAAGCATAGCTAACTTTCATGCTTGGTGGCTTGCCCATCTTGTGGTGCTCGGTGTATGTGATGTAGTCTACTGCGAACATCTCAACAACTGGCAAGTCGCCTTTAATGATCTCGTCGGTACCTGCACCCATAACAAGCTTTGTTTCAAACTTGAATTCGTAGTCACATTTTTGGCCAGGGATGATTTCCGAGTTGCACCAGCGAAGCGAGGCGTGCACGTTGGCGCCGCACTTTGGACATTCCTTGATTGGTGCAGGACCACCCTTCTCACCCTTCTTACGCGGCACTACTGGGTCGTTAATAGGCCCGAGGCGTTTGGTGTTGCGGGCAAAGTCCAGTACCAGGCAGTTGGTTTTGCCTGGGAACGGCCTTGTGCCACGGCCAAGCATCTGCACCCACAGCACACTAGATGCAGTTGGCCGCAGACAGATAATAAGGTCGACTTCGGGGCAGTCAAAGCCTGTGGTTAAGATGTTGTTATTGACAAGATACTGGTACTCGCCGGCCTGGTACAGGCGGATGGCTTCGTCTCGTTCCTCGGTTGTCATCTTGCTGTGTACGGCAGCACCCTTCAGACCGTACTCTTGCAAGATTTCGTCAATATGGATGGCGTGTTCCACGCCACTTGCAAAGATGAGCCATTTGTGTCGAGTGTCGACATACTCCATGGCCTCTTGCAAGGCAGCACGGGTAATCACCTCAACGTCAACAGCCGCCTGCACTTCTTTCGGGATAAACTCCCCGCCACGGATGTGCAGCCCGTCAACTTCCAACACTGTACGGGTTGTCTTCGGTACCAACGGTGCCAGGAAGCCTTCGGCAATGAGGCGGTTAAAGGCATGCACGCTGGTGATGTCGAAGCAGATGTCAGTGAAGATGCTGTCATCACCTTCGGTAATCTTGCCGTGGCCCAGACGCCAAGGTGTGGCAGTAAACCCGATGATTTTCAAGCATGGGTTGGTCTGCATCAGCGAGCCAAAAAACTTGCGGTACATGGTCATGTCGTTCGGGCTGACAAGGTGGCACTCGTCCACAATGACAAGGTCCACATGCCCAAACAACTCAGGCTTCTTGGCAACAGAACCAATGCCCGCAAAGATGACGTTGTTCAGCGTGTCGCGGCGGTTAAGGCCCGCGCTGTATATGCCAGCAGGTGCCGTTGGCCAGATGCTAACAAGCTTCTTGTAGTTCTGATCAATAAGTTCCTTGACGTGCGTCAGGACCATGATCCTTTGACCGGGGAACTGCCGCAACACGGACTGGCAGAAGCCTGCAATACACACAGACTTACCAGTGCCGGTTGGCAGCGCGCACACCGGGTTACCTGTGTTGTTCCGGAAGTAATTCCAGATTGACTCAATACATTCCGACTGGTAACTTCGGAGCTGTATCGTTTGTGGGAACGGTGCGGCTACTAGCATCACATACCCCCATGACGCTCGTAATTAGGGCATGCAATGAACTGCTGGGCTTTGTCGATAACCACAGGCTGGCCCAGGATGGTGGCGTTCACTGGGTTCTTGCAGATCCACTGAGCACCTGTAACAGGCGCTGAATACTTGCAAGTGCGGCAGTTTCGATCGGGTGCTTTACCCATCTGGCATACGGCCTGGTGGTTGCAGAAGCGACACTTGTAGAAACCCGGCGAAGTGCTCAAACCGTCAGGGGCATGGTCAAGCCAAACAATCTTCTCCCCTCGTGCCAGGTACTGGTCGGCCAGCTCGCCTTCCAGGAAGACGTACTCCAGGTGGATTTCGTCAGTGTTCTTGTTCACCGCGCCGTACAGGGCAACAGCAATACCCATCTTGCGCATATAGACTTGCATCTGTACATAATGCACAGGCTTTGCTTCACGAACACCCTTCTTTACAAGTTCGTTGAAAGATTTCTCGCTGTGTGTCTTGAACTCCAGCAGGCAAGGTTGCCCGGCGTTGAGCTCCGGCAGGCCTACGGCTACACCGTCACCCGAACCGCCAAAGTGGCCTTCGGCATGACTGATACGGAACTGTTTGCCGTTTTCGTCCTGCTGGTAGACCTGGCAACCGATCATCAGGAACATGGCAATAAAGCGCGCCTCTTCCAGATGGCCCCGGTTGAACAGACGCATGATACGAGCAGGGAACTTTGGCCTGGTGGCCCACCGCCAACCATACCAGATGGCACGCGGGCACTCGTCACCAATCATGGATGCCCCGAGGTGGGTACGGAATGGCTCGTCGCCAACCCGATAGGCGTCGTCCATGTGAGGTATCACTTTACCCAGCCAACTCCGGAACGAACTACCCTGGTCGGCTTCGATCATATTATTGATCTTTTGCTTGGTCTGTAAAGCCAGATGGATCGCCATTATTCTTCCTTCAGATACAAAACAGCCCGGACTTACCGGGCTGCTGTTGGTGTGGTTACCCGGCGATTACTGGGCTTGTTGCTGGGTCATCCATGGCGGGGTAGCCTGCTGGGCAACCTGGGCCGGGTCTTGACCGACCGGCTGTTGCTGCACTGGCTGCTGCTGTTGCATCTGCTGAGCGGGCTGTTGCTGCATCTGCTGCTGGACCGGCGCCTGCTGCTGCGACTGGTCGAACTGCTGCGGCTGCTGTTGCATCACCTGCTGCTGTTGAACCGGCTGCTGGACTTGTTGCTGTTGCATCGGCTGTTGCTGAACCTGCTGCGCGCCTTGCTGAGAAGGATCGCTCGCCCAAGGCTGCTGAGCCTGCGGTTGCTGCCAAGGCTGTTGACCGCCGCCCTGCTGCATTTGCGGCTGCTGTTGAACCTGAGCCTGTTGCACCGGCTGCTGCTGCTGGTTGAACTGCTGGGTCTGCTGCATCTGGGTTTGCGGCTGTTGCTGCATCTGCGGTTGCTGCTGAGTGAAACCGGCAGGTTGCTGCATGCCACTACCCTGGGCGAAGCCCGCTGGCTGTTGCATGCCGCCAGGCTGGGAGGTCGCTGCTGCGGCTTGTTCCTTGGCAGGTCCGAGCTTGACTTCTTCAGCCATGTTGCGGTAAGCGGTGATGTCGTTGCCCGCTTCGTACTGGCCGCTGGCCGGGGTTTCCTTGATGCGCACTTTCAGCGGGATGCCGTGGAGCTGCTGGCTGTCTTCGACTTGCAGCACGCCAACCGCATGGGCCAGGGCGGACAGTTGCTTGAACGCAATGTCCTGGGCGACCGGGTTGTCGTTCTTGATGTTGAAACCGGTGAACACCTTGCGACCGCGCCATTTCTCAGGCTCCTGGATGGTCACGGTGACAGCCAGGCGAGCACCAGTACCGCCGGAGGTTGGCTTGATGTCCGATTCGGTCACCATGACGATGTACCAGCCCGCAGGTACCGGGTCACCGCGACCGGTATCAGGGACGACGTTTGCGGCGTTGAAGTTCAAAACGGCCATTATTGGGATACTCCAGTGGACATGATTTTTTGGAAGACTTGCGAAAGGAACGGGAATTCCATCGGTGCAAGGACGCCGGAACGGTCTTTCGCTTCGAACTGCATATCCGGCTGAGTCTGCAGGAAGCGGAACGGGTTGCCTTGTTGGTCCTTGTTGACGCCAAGGCGGAATACTTCATCGAAGAAGTAAGGCAGCTTGGACCCCAACTTCGCACCGGGCATGCTTGGGCCATACTTGACCACACCGGTCAGTTCGTCCTTCATTGGCTCCATCTTGGCAGCCATGTAGACGTTTTTGCCTGGCAGGTCACGGAACAGACGCACCAGGTTTTCCATCTGGACGATCAGTTCGCCGTAGGCCTGGCGCGGGTCTTTGACGGTTTTCTTGGCGTTGTTGAGGACGGTTTCTGCGATCTCGGACAGGCTGTCCAGGCAGATAGTCCAGAAGTTGCCAGCTTCGTGACTGCGGGCGCACCACTCGTACGCATCGGTCAAGTCTTGCACGGTCTGAATCTCGATGACCGGCATGTTGTAGGCAACCATGGGGTTGTTCGGCCCGAACAGACGGTCAAGGTTTTCCTTCTTCAAGGACAACATACCGCTTTCGGC